GGTGGTGAATACTGAAGAGGGTAACGTCGCCATTCGTTTTGAGGCGCAATCCGCCGAGGAGCTTCAGCCGTGATCGTCACGCTCAAGGTGCCAGTGCAGTTTGGGTCTGAGACCATCACGGAGTTGAACCTGCGTGAAGTGGTCAAGGCGAGAGACCTCCAAGGGACGGACCTTCAGAAGTTGACGGAAGTAGATACGCTGCTCAAGGTACTCGGACGGCTGACTGGTCAGCCGGACCCTGTGCTGCGCGACCTCGATGTCCGGGATTTGGGCGTGCTGCTCCAACATGTGAACAGTTTTTTGTCGTAGGGTGGCCACCCAATTGGGCGGAGTGGATGGCCGTGATTGCAGTGACGTTTCATTTCCCGCCGTCCGAGTTGTGGGAGATGGACAGCACCGAGTTTCTATTCTGGTGTAAACAGGCGAGGTGGGTAAATGAGCGCGAGCGGTGACAAGAACGACCTTGTCCTTGTGATCAAGGCCCTCGACAACGTCACGAAACCCGCCAAGGAACTACGCGAACGTTTGGACCGGATCTTCGCGCCGCAACAGGGCGCGGCACTGGAGTCCGTGTTTGGCAAGTGGGCGGGCGTGCAAGATGCGGCTGGCAAGGTGGGCGCCAGTATCGGCCCTCTGGCGCTCAAGTTTGGAGCGCTTGCCGTGAGCGCGGGAGCGGCGTTTTACAAGGTGGTACACGGCGCGATGGACGCCGGAGATGAGCTGTCCAAAAATGCAGGGCGCGTCGGGTTGAGCGTCGATGCGTACGCTGCGCTTGAGTACAGCGCTCAACAAGCGGACGTCTCGCAAGAGGAGTTCAGCGCTGGCATGGACAAGCTGAACAAACAAATGGGCGAGATGACGGTGGGGGACGGAGGGGAATACCTGAAATTTCTCAGGGAGGTCTCGCCGCAATTCGCGAAGCAAATGAAAGGAGCGAAGACGACCGAGCAGGCGCTGGGCTTGCTGGCATCGGCATTTTCCAAAATACCGGACCCGCAGCGGCGCGCGGACCTGGCCGCACACTCGTTCGGCAAAACCAATTTGCAAATGGCGGAATGGTTGAAGCAGGGTAATCAGGCGATTGATGCTCAGCGCGCGAAATTCATCGCGCTGGTCGGGTCGCAAGAAGACTCGGCCCAGGCAGCGAGTGACCTGGACAACGCGCTCAAGGATGTGGGCGTTGCGTTCGACGGCGCGCGGAAGGCGCTGGGTTCCGCTTTTTTTCAGACGCTCGTGATTTTGGCCAACAAAGTCACGGCCATTGTGTCGGACCACCGGGCCTCTTTGGCGGCATGGGCCAAAGAGTCCGCGACCGAGATCAAAGCGTGGCTGGATGATGGCGGATTGGATCGCCTGGTCAAGACGCTCAAGCTCGTTATCCACGGGGTGACCAGCGTTGTGCGATGGCTTGGGCCGATGGGAACGGCTCTCGCTGTAGCGGGCGTCGCTCTGGCGCCATTGCTGGGTGCGCTGGTATCGCTGGGAGGCACGCTTTTCACGCTGGGCGGAGCGCTAGTCTCATTCGGAGCAACCGTCGTTCCGGTATTCGTGGCGGCTTGGCCTGGGGTTCTGACTGTCCTTGGGATGGCTGCTTCGGCGTTTGGGAGTCTCGCGGTTAGCGTTGGCGCAGCGCTGGCGCCATTTCTTCCGTTTATCGCGGCAGGAAGCGCGCTCGCGTACCTGGGCAAGACGGTCTACGACAATTGGGCAGACATCGTAGATCTGTTCAAGAATTTTGGTGAGACGCTCAAATACACCGTGCTGGGCGCTTGGGAAGCGGTGCAGCCAATACTCGAGAAGATGTCTTCTGTCATCGGAGGACCGTTCAAGGCCGCGTTGACCGTGGGCGAGATGACCGCTGAGAAATTGCGTCCAGCCGATGCGTTTGTCGGAGCGCCCTCGAGAGCGCTTCCGAGTGGTGGCAATGCGCATTCAACCGTGACGGTGGACTTCACCAATCTGCCGCGTGGCGCTCGGGTGTCGAGTCCGGAGGGAAACGCTCCGGTGAACGTCTCGGCTGGAATGTCGATGGTGGGTCCGTGACCTGGCGCGATAAGTTGAGGCCCGCGACGTTTCGCGGGGTACCGTTCTACACCGAGTCCAACGAGAGAGAAGGTGGACGACGGACGGTGACCCACGAGTACCCATTTTCTGAAGCTGCGAATTTTTCTGAAGACTTGGGTATTCGGTCAAGAAAATTTAACGTAGAAGCCTACGTGCTTGGCGGCGAATACAATGTGGCGCGAGACGCGTTGATCGCTGCGCTCGAAACCCCTGGACCCGGGGAGTTGAATCACGCCGAATTCGGGGTTGTTCGCGTAGCGGTAGAAACATTCCGTGTTCGCGAGACACGGACGGACGGCGGGATGGCGACTTTTGCTATTTCGTTTGTTGAGACGCTGGCCGCAGTCACTGCGCCGAGCGTGACGGTAGATGCGGTGAGCGTAGCAACGTCGGCGGTTTTAGCAGTGCAAGCTAAGACCGAAGAGCTGTTTCTCGCAAAGTACGCCATACTGCCTACTTTTTTTGAAGGTACGGCGAACGGATTAACGGCGTTAGGCGATAAAATTGCAGCGGTGATCAGCGGGCAAACGTTTGGGCCTCAGGACGTTGCGTCGTTGACGGTGTCTTTGAAGGTCCTGAAGAGCAAAGCCGCAACGCTGGCGCGGGCGCCACGCGATTTGGTGGATACAGTCGTTGAGCTACTTCAGGACTTCGCATCGGCAGTGAAAGACGCGTTGCCAGCGCCAAGCAAGGCGTTGGTAGCGATATACGCACTGGACACGCGCGCGGGAGTAATCGCGACAACGGAAGCTCAAAACGTGGCGGCATTCGTGGCGTTGGTAAAGCGTACGGCTCTAAGCGAAGCGGCCACGTTGCTGCTGACTGAAGCGTTTGCGGCATATGACGATGCCGTGCGGGCACGTGGCTTGCTGACGGACGCGCTGGATGAGCATATGGATAGTGTGACGGATGACGCGTTCTCGGCGCTTACGACGTTGCGGATGGCCTTGGTGAACGCGGTACCAGGGGCGGAATCTGAATTGCCGCGATTGCAAAGCGTAACGCTCAAGACTTCGCTTCCGTCGTTGGTGACGGCGTATCAACTCTACGGCGACGTCGATTCGGAACTCGCTTTGGTGGCGCGAAACCGCGTCAAGAATCCGGGCGCTGTTAGCGGCGGGGTGCCGTTGGAGGTTTTGACCCGTGCCCGATAGCATCGCCATCGTCGTTAACGGTAAGCGCTTCGAGGGATGGCATTCCGCGCGCTTGACCCGGAGCATGGAGACGATAGCGGGGACGTTTGAATTGTCCGTGTCAGACCGCTGGGATGCGAGCGTGAATCCGTGGGCGATTCGCGAAGGAGACGCGTGCGCAATTCAGGTCAACGGCGAGACGTTGTTGACCGGGTTCGTCGATTCCCGGAAGATATCATTTTCGCAAAATGCGAAGGACATAGCGTTGGACGGGCGGGATCGGGCTGGAGATCTGGTCGATTGCTCCGCTGTCTTGCACACGTGGGAGTTCTCAGACGTATCGCCTTTGGCGCTTGCCACCAAGCTTTGCGCGCCGTTCGGCGTGGCGGTTCAACTGCAAGACGGCCTTGTAGAAAGCCGAGTTACGGTAATCAAAAAACACTCAATAGACCCTGGAGATACTGTGCAGGGGGCCTTGGAAAACTTGTGCCGCGTGGCCGGACTGCTCCCAGTGTCCGACGGGCGCGGTGGGCTCCTATTGACGCGAAGCGGAGCGGGCAAATGCGTCACGCCGCTTGAGCAAGGCAAGAACGTCAAATCGGCGAGCGCGACGTATGATGTGTCAGGGCGGTTTGGCGAATACCTGGTCCTCGGGTCGCACAAAGGACGCGACGATAATTATGGCGCTACCGCGGCTGGCGTGCGCGGATCTGCGCGCGATGCCGCCGTCCGCGCTTCCCGTATTCACGTGGTACGCCCAGAGGGTAACGTTACCCAAGCGACGGCCAAGACCCGAGCGTTGTGGGAAGCAGCCGTTCGAGCCGCGCGAAGTGAGACTGTCACGGTTCGCGTGCAAGGTTGGACTCAAGCGGACGGGTCGCTGTGGCCGCTTAACCACGTGGCGAGGGTCAAGCTTCCAGCTTTGGGTGCGGATGGCGACATGTTGATCAGCGCGTTGACTTTCACCCTCGACGCGGACGGAACGCAGACCGACATGACGCTCAAGGGACCGCAAGCGTTCACGCCGGACCCGACACTTGGGCAAAACGGCGGCAACGGATACTGGAAAGAGATCGCGAGGGGGGTATGACGCTTGATGATGTGTTGCGCTTGATGCGTCCTTTGACGACTCGTGTAGCTAACGTCGTAGGTCGAGGCGTTGTGCTGGCGGTGGACGCGAGCACGAAGTTGCAGACTGTGCAGGTGGAGTGTCTCCCCGGGGAGATACGCGACGCGGTTGAGCATTTCGAAGGTTACGGAATGACCGCGCGACCGTTGGTTGGAGCGGAGGTCGTGATTGTTTCGCTCAACGGTAGGCGTGAACACGCGATTGCGCTGGATGCCGCAGATCGGCGCTACCGACCGCGCGACCTGGTTGCGGGTGAGGTGGCGGTCTACAATCACACCGGTGCCAAGGTGGTGATGAAGGTCAACGGAGACATTGTGTTGGTGCCGGGGGAAGGTGGGAAAATCAGGCTCTCCGCTGATACGGAGGTGAGCGGCACGCTGCGCGCCTCAACAGATGTTGTGGCGAACGGGACTTCACTCCATACGCACCGGCACGTGGTGCAAGGGGCCAATAGCGCAGGGCCAGTGGTGTTCGTCCCTCCGGGACAGACAGGTACTCCGTGAGCGACATCGCTTTGCTACCTGGCGCTGAAGGACGTGGTGAGCCCAGCATCGCCCGCAATGACATCGTGACGGACGAGTCGTTGCAGACGGCTGTGAGGCTGTCGTTATTTTGCGATGCCCGGGCGGCACCTGGTGATGTCTTGCCGTCGTTGGAAGCCGACCGGAGAGGGTGGTGGGCCGCCCAATTTGGCACCGCGCCAGGATCCAGATTGTGGCTGCTCGCGCGTGCGAAGCGTACTCCGGAGACGCTTGAAGCCGCGCGGGCCTACGCGCTTGAAGCCTTGCAATGGCTGACGAAGGATGGAGTCGCGCAATCGGTGGAGGTACAAACCGACTGGCGCGAGGATGACGGCATGGCGATTACGGTCACCATTGCGAAACCGAAGGACGCCGTGTCTGCGCGGTTCGGATACGTTTGGAAGGGGAGCTAAAGACGTGTTTAACAGGCCGACGTTACCGGACATCGTAGCGCGTGTTGAAGCCGACTTCACGTCTCGGTTGCAGCTACCGGGCAAACCGCTGCGCCAGTCCGTAGTGCTGGTGCTCGCGCGCGTCCTTGCCGGCGCAGCGCATATGCTGCATGGCCATTTGGAGTACCTCGCGAAACAGTTGTTTCCGGACCTTTCGGATGATGATTTTTTGGTACGTCAGGCATCGCTTTACGGCCTGGCGAAGACGCCACCGACGTTCGCTCACGCGACTGTGACGTTGACCGGCGCGGTCGGAAACGTTATCAGCGCAGGGCACGTGTTGACCCGCGCTGACGGAGAACGCTACACCACGGACGCGGACGCCTATCTGGTGGACCTGCTAGTCAACGTCGAAGTGACCGCAATGAAGGCCGGCGCTGGGCCGACGTTGTTGCCGGGAATGGCGCTAACGTTTGAGAGCCCCGTGGCGGGCGTAAACGCAGCGGCCACAGTGCTTGCGACAACCGCCGACGGTACAGATCAAGAGACGACGGACGCCCTTCGCGCTCGTTTGTTGGCCCGACTGGCCGATCCCCCACGTGGTGGAAGCGTGGCGGATTATGTGTTTTGGGCGAAGCTCGTGAGCGGGGTGACGCGTGTGTGGGTCAGTCCGTTGGAACTCGGCGCGGGGACAATTGTGGTACGCTTTGTCCGCGACAACGACGGGTCTATTTTTCCCGACGCTGGCGAGGTGGCCGTCGTCCAAGCACAGTTGGACGCGAAAAAGCCAGCGCACGCGCATGTCACAGTAGCTTCGCCGATCAGCGATGTCATATCCATCACGCTTCTGCGTATCGCACCGAATACCGCCGCGATCCGCGACGCGGTGACAGCCGCAGTCGGCGATTTGGTTCTACGGCGCGCCACTCCCCAAGGGGGGACGATCTACCTGTCGGAGTTCCAGGGGGCCATCGCCGTAGTTCCCGGAATCTCACATTTCCGTGTGGACGAATTCAATCGCACCGGAGACAGCAGCGACCAGGTGTTCGCACTCGGTCACCTACCTGTCTTCGGTACCGTCACGTTTGGAGATTTTACATGACTGTCCCCGCGTTGGTGGATACGTGGTACACGAGATCCGAAATTCCTTGCCCGGTGACGACGGATTTGCAAGCCGTGCAGCGCTCTTGGTTGTGGATGTTCAAGGCCGCACTGACGGGGGACTTGGTGGGAGGCATCGCGTCCGGGACGCGCTCTGGGGGCAGTCTCTGGACGGTGGAGGGGAGTTCCGATGGGGTGACGGCGGGCATGGACGCGACAGATCGCTGGGGTTCCACGTTCACCGCTTCTAAGCTCGTCCGCGCAACGGAAGGCACGGCGCATTCGTGGATTGTCCTCAAGTCGCCTACGGCCTTGGGGCTCCGGCTGCTTATCAATTACAACGGGTCGTCCGAAGGACAAGCGGCGTTTACGTGCGCGCCCGGGGCGTACAGCGGCGGGTCGGTGACGGCGAAGCCGACCGCGACGAATGAAACGTCCTTTGGGACAAGCAGTTTGACCAGCGGGTTCAACCAAATGGGGGCAGAGAATACGTTCGGCGTGAATTACCGGTTTGGGTATTCCGTCAACGGGCAAGGCGAAATTCACGCTTGGATCAACCGAGTCACTGCCGGCCTCTTTTGTGGTTACGTCCAAGTGCTACAGCTTCGCGGGCAGAACGTAAGCGACGGCTGGAAGTGGCTTGGCGCTGCCCATTTCTCGAGTTCCGGGCGGGGAGCGGGCAGCACGTTGTCCTCCATGTACTCGACGGGCGCGGTAGCGTTGCGGACGCCCACCTTGACTGCGCGAGTGGCGCTCGGCGGGGTAACCACCGGGTTTGCCTTTGGCGGTACGACATTTGACGGTAACTTCGCCTTGGACTCCTTGTCGGCGAACAACATCGTCCTGCCGGTATGGGTGGCGAGTAATGACTCTGGCCTGGCGGCTTGGAGGGGGAATCTCCAAGACGTTTGGCAAGTCGGGGCTCCTGCGGTTGGCGCGTCGTACCCCACCGTTGGCGGGCAGACCCAGCAAGTCGTCGGCAATCTGCTTGTACCCTCTGGCGTACCATGCGCGTTGTAGAGTGACACCATGGCCAATCTCCCTGCTGACATGCCGGCGTCGCTTGGGCCGCTCCAAGCGTCTCTCGGTCGAGCGATGTCCGCTGACGCGAGCACCGCGTATATTACGTTCGTCCCGACATTGCCCTTGCCCGTCATTTCCGGGGTGACGCCTGATTACGGGTCGGTGACAGGCGGAGCGTGCGTCGCGGTCACCGGGAGCGGGTTTCAACCCGGGTTGGCCCTGACATTCGGGGGAGTGAGCGCGACCGGTATCACCGTAGAGACAGCCGCTTTGGTACGAGCTGTGGTGCCCCCGGGCATGTTGGGGGTTGTAACCATCACGATCACGAACCCAGACAGAAACAGCCATACGCGGGCGAACGGTTTTCGGTACGTCGCGCCGGCACCTGAGCTACCACCCCCAACAAATACT